ACGGCGATGCCGACCGAACAGTTCGATGATGTTGTAAAGGAGATGGTCGCAGTCCTGCGGCACGAACCCGACATTGAACTGGCATCACTCTCACACAACCATCGGCCAGTAGCCCCAGCGTGGGAAGCCACCCTCGCTGGACTGGTCGAAGACATCAAGGAGGACAACTGCCAATGAGAGTTCCAAAGGTATGCCCCCAGTGCGGGGGCTGGATTCCCAACAACCACCAGCCCGGGGCGCACAGAGGTGCCATGTCCCGCAGGAATGGCGAAGAAATCTGCTCAGCGTGCGGTGTGCGGGAAGCACTAGAAGACTTCGCCAACTACATGGAGGACAACTGATGAAGCCAACACTGTTCCAGCGGATACAGGCGAGGGTCATCCTCGCTTGGTGGGAGTTCAAGACCCGCCGATCCGGCACGCCTATCGACTGGCGAGATGAGAAGTCTTGCTGGATCGCCTACAAGATTCGGGCGTTCAACTCTCCCACCGTCTACTGGGGGCCGTTCACGACATGGCGGGAACTTGAGGCGTGGGCAACCGAGCACGCTCTCGACGTGTCCGTCGTCGAAGTCAAGAACCCTCAGTCCGATCCGGGAACGTGGTGGGGCTGATGGCAAGTATCGACTGGCAACCCAAGTCGTGGACCGACCCGCCCGAAGACCACCACGAAGAGTGCGAAGATGATCGTTGTGACGGCGAATGCCTTGGCGACCCTGACAATGTGCATCCCGACCTACAGAACTATGAGTACGATGATTGACGGTATTCCCGCCAATCTTCATCAATCTGTTGACAGGGGGTACCACTCCCCTGCTACAGTCACCAACCCAACAACCGACCAAGGAGGTCACAAGTGAAATTGAAAGCACAGCAGATGGGGTCCATGAAGGCCCTCAAGGAATCACTGAAGAAGGGCGGGGGTTCCGGCTCGGTCACGTACATCAAGAACGTGCCGTCCGAAGGGATCACCGTTCGATTCCTCACCGAACCGGAGCAGTGGTTCGGGTACTACGAATACTGGGACGACGTGGCGAAGAACTTCGTGCCGATGGTCGAAGGCGAAATCCTCCCCGACGGCGCACGGGCATCGTTCCGGTATCTCGCCTCCGCTCTGGACGTGGACAGCGACAGGGTGATCCCACTGAAGTTGGCGAAGACCACCGCCAACAGCCTCATCCTGAAGTACGACAAGTACGACACGATGATGGATCGCAACTACGAGTTGCAGAAGCACGGTGAGGGTCTGGACACGACTTACGACGTGACCCCCGACTCTCCGTCGAAGATGAACCTTGCGAAGTACGAAGGTGTCGACTTGGAATCGATTCTTGTGTCAGCCCGCAAGATGGCGCTGGGCGAGGATGCCTCTGTCGACGAAGACCTGTCGGTCGATGATGACGACGTGGATGACGACGATGACGTGCAAGCAGAGTTGGACGACATTCTCCCCGACTCCGCAGACGAAGCGGAAGAGGACGGGGATGAGCGGTACAGCCGACTCTTCCCGAACGAAGTCGCCCGTGACGACTACACGAAGTCCGAACTTCAGGAGATGGAACAGGACGAACTGGTCTACGTTCTGGACGACTGGGGCGAAGACACCGACGGCCTGTCGAACGACGAACTGATCGAAGCCATCCTGAAGGCTCAGGGCGGCTCCGATGAGGAGGATGCCGACGACGAGGAAGAAGACGATGAGGTGGAGTACAGCGAGGACGACCTGCGGGCCATGACCTTGCGGTCGCTCCGTGTCATCGCCAACGACATGGATATCGACCACGATGGCATGTCGAAGGACGACCTCATCGACGCAATCATCGAAGCGTCGGAAGACTGACAAGACCGACCCACGCCCCTGCACGACCTCCTTCCCCTAACACCTGTGCGGGGGCGTGGGTTACCCCAACCGCATGAATGCGGATCAATCGGCTACACTGCCGAACGTCATACCAACCCAATCACACTCCTAGGGAGGAACTGTGAAAGAGAAGACCCGTATCAACCTCAAATTCGTTGACGAACTTCCACCGAAGCAGTCGACGGCACAAGGCAAGCCCCAGCGGCGCAGGAGCATCGTCGATGACTACCTGAACCGCCTGTCAAAGCACCCCGGCAAGTGGGCGGTCTACAGCAAGAGCATGAAGGCTCCTGCCAACCTGTACCGCTACCGGAAGAACTACCCGAACTTGGAGATTGCCACCCGCAACAACGGTGACGGAACCAAGACGGTGTACGTGCGGATCAAGCACGCCGTCCACACTCGCTCCAATGCGTGACACCGACGAACTGATTCGGCAGATCGCCAGCCTCAAACGAACCATCGCAGAGATGGACGACGAAAGGCGAACGCTGGAAGCCGAACTGATCCAGTACATGGACTCTTCGCACGTCAAGACACTGGAAACCGACACGGGCAAGGCCACGCTGGTCAAGTCCACGTCGCTCCGTATCAACGAAGTAGCACTGTCCAACGAACTGACACCGGCGCAGTGGCGCAAGATCACTCGTCGGGTGTTGGATCAGAAGTTGCTAGAAGATGCGGTGTCCCGTGGCTCCATCGACGTGAACCTTGTGGCGAAGCATTCCACCGAAGAAGCCCGCAAGCCCTACCTGAAGTTGACACCGAAGGAGTAGGCCGTGCAGACGTTCCTACCTGAAGGCAAGTACTTCTACGACGGGTTTGAGCGGCTGGACGACAAGCGGCTGGGCAAACAACGTGTCGAAGCGTGGCAAATCCTCAACGCCCTTCTCAATATCGACAACGACGGCAAGCCACGCCAGTCCAACGGTTGGGCCAACCACCCAGCGGTCCGCATGTGGCGGGGGCACGAATTCGCTCTCGCCACTTACGGGCTGGTGTGTTGCAGGGTCTGGCTGGAGCGGGGGTTCAACGACACGATGCTCCAGCGGTTCCGTGGCAGGCGTGACCAGTTGCAGAACCAAGACCAGCGACTGCCGGAATGGCTCCGCACGACGGAATCGCACCAGTCCATCATGGTCAGCCATCGGTCGAACCTGATCCGCAAGAAGCCCGACCATTACTCCCAGTTCTGGCCGACGTTGCGGGACGACCTTCCGTACTACTGGCCTGTCTCGTAAGGGTCACACCACGGGGGACAGGGGTGTTCCTTTCGCATCCCTGTGTGGCTCTCCCCTACCGTTGGTGTCTGTGTGACCAGCGGTAGGGGCGACACCCCTTCTCACACAACACTGCGTTGTGTACGATTCGCCATGTGAGTAAGCGATACTGCGAAGTCTGCAACGGAACAGACGACACGGGACTGGGCATCTGCTCAGACTGCATGGATGAATCGGAACTGGAAGACAACTCGTCTTCCGATTGACTACTATTCATTCCGTCCACAAGGAGGCAACATGCCAGTCAACCCATTCCATCGAAACCGTGAACCCAAGCGCTACGACGTGACAGAGATGATCCTGTCTGGCGAAACCGTCAGTTGGAACGACATTGTGACCAAGGTCGGGAACTTCTCTCCCCGCACGATGGGGTACGTCCTGCGGGGGCTGGAAGATCAAGGCGCAACGATTCTGCGACTCCGTGATGCGGAGTTCGGAACCCTGTATCGATACGACCCCACATGCGAGTACGACCCTCGCTATCGCCTGTCGAAGCCCGACGGGCCTGATGCACTCAGGCAACGTGACGATGGCACTGAAGAGCAAACAGAGGAAGCGTAAGCCAATCTTCTGCGGCAAGTGTGGCCGCATTACTTACGCCGATCTACCGGAGTACCGCTGGTGGCTGGTGGGCACTGATTACGGAACCGACGTGATACGGTGCCCCCAGCACATCACCACTTGGACGCTCCGGTCGTCCGGTCGGGGTCGAAGCATGGCATCGCACCGATGGGCTAGACAGGCAAGGGAACAGGACACTTTCGACCCACTGTCGATGGCTCTTGAACCCTTTTTCTTAGAAGACGACCTCTAACACATGGAACGGGAGGGCCATGTTCTTTCACACACACGTTCACTCCGAATTCTCATGCCTAGACGGGATGGCAGACATTCCGACGATGGTCGCCAAAGCGGCGAAGATGGGCCAGCCCGGAATCGCACTGACAGACCACGGGAACATGAGCGGCGTGTTCCAGTTGTACAAGTCGGCCAAGCATCACGGCCTAGCCCCGTTCCTAGGGCTGGAGGCGTACATGGTCGACAGCGTTGGGGACAAGAAAGCGAAGCGCCACCACTTGACTCTGCTGGCGTACACGACAGACGGCTACAAGAATCTTGCACGCCTGTCGACGCTCTCGTTCCAGCGTGACCACTACCACTACAAGCCACGGCTGGATCGTGTCGACCTAGCGGGCGTGCCCCTAGGAGGAATCGCCTGTCTGACGGGTTGCTACTTCGGGGCGGTGTGTCAGGCCATCGTGAACGCACCCGATGAAGACGACGGGATCAAGATGGCGAAGAGACTGGTCGACCTGTATCGGTCGCTCTTCGATGCGGTCTACATCGAAATCCAACATCACGGTACTCAGCATGACGTGTGGGATGACGACCGCCTAGTTCGGGCCTTGCACCGTCTGTCGCAGGAGACGGGGTGCCCGCCGATCATCACGAACGACTGCCACTACTGCGACAAGGGCGAAAAGCCACTTCACGACATGATGAAGAGCATCGCCTATTCCAGTGACCCCGGCGATGTTTCGTTTCCGGGCGACTCCTACCACCTAGCGTCGGAAGCGTGGGTGCGGAAGCACTACCGGAACCATCCCGACGTGTGGGATGCCACGCAGGAGGCATACGCCGAACTCATCGCAATGAATCGGATGGAACTGCCGGTGCTGGACTCATATCAGTATCACGTCCCGAAGATCGTGGACGACCCGATGGCCGAACTGACCTCGACGTGTGAGTTCATACTGGCCCGCCGTGGGCTGGGCGACGAATACAAGGAACGCCTGAAGTACGAGTTGGAAGTGATCAAGGGGCTGGGGATGGCCGATTACTTCCTGCTGGTCGACGACTACGTGCAGTGGTGCAAGAAGAGCAATATCTTCGTCATGGCCCGTGGGTCAGCGTCTGGCTCTTTGATCTGCTGGCTACTTGACTTCACACAGGTCGACCCTCTGCGGTGGAACCTGACCTTCGACCGGTTCCTGACACCCGACCGGATTCGACCTCCCGATATCGACTTGGATATCGAAGACGTTCGGCGTTCTGACGTGATCGAATACCTACAGAGCAAGTACGAGTTGTTCCAGATCGGCACCTACAACCGCCTGTCATACGACGAAGACACGGGTCGGGGCGGTCTGTTCGTTCAGTACATGAGCGCCCAACGGAAGATCATGGGCGACCGATTCCCCCGTGTACTTGGCAAAGTGAACGACCTCCACGGGCTGGATCGGGTTCGACCGGACGATGCCGACATGATCAGGAGGCTGGGCGACGTGCCACTTAGGCGTTCCCCGGGTGCCCACGCCGCTGGATTCCTCGTGGGTGCCCCTCCGAAGCACAACGTATCCGATTGGATACCTACCATGCTCATCCCATCGTCGGACACGACCGTTACGCAGATGATGATGGATGACGTGGAGGATGCCGGTTACATCAAGGTCGACCTGCTGGGCCTGCGATCACTGACGACAGTCCGAAGGTGTCTGGAGATGCTGGGTAAGCACGATCTTGATTGGATTCCGTGGCGTGACCCCGACACGTTCCAGTTTCTCCGCAAGGGCAACGCCGAAACGGGCGTGTTCCAATTAGAGGGGTATTCGGCGGCTAAGGGTTGTCGGCAGGTCAAGGTCAAATCAATCGAAGACCTCATCCTCGTCAACGCTCTGTATCGGCCAGCCACAATCGACAGCGGCTATGTCGACCTATTCCTGAAGAATCGGAAGGCACCCTCTAAGGTCAAGTATCCGCACCCGATCTTCAAGCGGCACCTGCAAGAGACATACGGGGTGCCGTGCTTTCAGGAACAGGTGCTGGCGATCCTGCGGGAACTTGGAATGCCCGCCGCAGAACTCAACGACTTCCTAAAGGCGGTCAAGGGCAAACACGCCAAGGGTGGCTACTCCGATGAATCGACTGCCGTGTTTGAGAACAACTACGAGCGTTTCATGGGCCTGTGCCGAAACGTCAAGATGGCCGAAGCCCAGTCGGAAGAGGCATGGGAATTGATCGAAGGGTTCGCCGCCTACGGGTTCAACCGTGCCCACGCCACGGCCTACTCCATGCTGGGCTATCAGATGGCCTACCTGAAGGTCCACCATCCCATCGAATTCCACGCCGCACTGCTGGAGACGACAGTGGGCACGAACAAGGAAGTCAAGTACGTGCAGGAGACACGTAGGGTCGGGGTGCCGATCCTGCCCGTCGACGTGAACCAGTCGGGCGCTACGTGGGCCGTAGACCCGTCTGGAAGGGCCGTCAGGCGTGGCCTAACGTCCGTCAAGGGTGTCGGGGCAAAGGCCGCCGATGCAATCGAAGAAGCCGCCCCGTTCAGTTCAATCGAAGATCTCATCGACCGGTGCCCAGCGAAGGCCGTAACAGGAGGAAAGTCGTGGAAGGTAGATGGTACTCTCGGCGGGGTACTAGGTGCCCTACGGAAGTCGGGTGCCCTGAAAGGACTCGGCGTGATGCCATGAGCGAAGATGGACTGTTCGATGGAGAGATAGAGGAACGTGGCGACGTAATCGAAACCATCGACTTCATCCGCTCTATTGGCGAAATGATCATCACCGGCCACCAAGTCAGTGCCGAAATAGAGAACCGAATGGTCTTCGGCGCATCGCTGGTTCTAGCGGCCCGTGTAGTGGAGATGGAAACCGAACTTTGCGATGCCCTACAGCAGTTCGTGTCGTCGGCATATGAGTCTGGCGGGTTCGATCCAGACGATGCCCTGTCATTGCTTGCACGGCATCACATGGCACGCTATGGTTCACCTTCCACTGAATAGGAAGGAACACGGAGGGATATGAAAATCGAAGACTTCTTGGCGCTCTATGACAAGGAAGTGACCGACAGGTCGTGGGTCAAAGATGCGCTATGCAAGGGGATGGGCACGGAGACATTCTTTCCCGGCCAGCACCAGCGCAAGTCCGTAATCGAAGCCTGCAAGTTCTGCTCCGCATGTCCAGTTCAGGGCCGGTGTCTGGACTACGGGCTGGAAGAGGAACACGGAATATGGGGCGGCACATCAGGCCGTCAGCGACAGAAGAGCAGGAGGAACCGATGACCACGGCACAAGACCTAATGGCCGAAATCAACAAGGCGCTCGGTGCGGGCACCGTGAAGATGGGCAACGACGAATCACTGACAGTCAGACGACTGCCAACAGGGGTCATGCCAATCGACCATCTCTTGGACGGCGGCATCCCCACGGGGCGATTCACTGAACTGTTCGGGGCGTACAGCACTCTGAAGTCCTACATTGCCCAGTCGTGCATCGCACAGACACAGGCGGCAGGCGGTACGTGCGCCATCATCGACACCGAACACGCATACGAGCCGCAGTGGGCACGGGAAATCGGCGTGAACACCGACGACCTGATCTACCAATCGCCAGAGACTGGCGAGGAAGCCGTCGACGTGACCGAAGTGCTGGTGCGAAGTGGAGTTGATCTGATCGTGTGGGATTCAGTGGCGGCAACACTTCCGCAGGCAGAGAGCATCAAGCGCATGTCGAAGGAATCGGTTCAACCGGCACGACTGGCCGCACTCATGTCACTGGGGATGCGTAAGTTGACTGCGGCGAACGAACACACCGCCATCCTCTTCATCAATCAGACCCGACTGAACGTCGGCGTGGTCTTTGGCGACCCTGAAACAGTTCCGGGCGGTAGGGCGTTGCCGTTCTACGCCTCTTACCGTGTGGCACTGCGTAAGGCTGGCAAGGAGAAGGAGACAGTCGACACCTATGACGGGTCGGGGAAGAAGACCACTGTCAATCAGGTCACGGGCTACAAGATCAAGGCCACACTGGAGAAGTCGAAACTGTCGGCACCGGCAAGGGACGTACTCTTCACGTTCGACCTGAAGTCGGGGGAAGTCGACGAAATCGGATACGCAATCAGCGCCGGTCTAGAGACTGGCATCGTCAAGCACGAAGGTAGGTCATGGTGGATTCAGGAGGACGAGAAGATCGTGGGCGTGGACAAGTTCCGTGGCTGGCTGGGAAATCATCCGCAGGAAGTTCAGAAGATCAAGGCGGCACTCTTGGGGCAAAGTGGCGAACCCGAACCCGCCAAGAAGAGGGTCGCAAGAGCGAAAAGGCCATCGCCAAGCGAATAGGCGCAAGGCTCCACCCCAACTCTGGCGCACTACGGATCAAACACGATGCATCGGATGCAGAGACGTTGTACGAAATCAAAGATGCCAACAAGTCCTTTACCTTGAAGGGCGATGACCTCAACACACTGTGGGTCAGGGCAGTTAGGGAAGGGAAGGAGCCGGTCTTCATCGTCAAGTACGCCAACGGCGTTACGGCTACGATCACGGTAACCAAGGAGGTCAGATGAGTCTCAAAAAGCACATCCAGATTGCGAAGCGCAACACACGGATCACGCCCCGCCTGTTCGCATGGCTCAACAACAACGATGGGGTCAAGATCGAAACCCCTGAAGTTCAAGAGAAGGTGCTGGACATTCTGAAGCCAGCAGTTCACGACCGGTCTGGCGTGTTCCACCCGTCGCAGTTGTACCAGTGCCCTAGAGCGCAGATATTCGACTACTACGGCGTGGACACTGGCGGCAAGGAGTACAACCCAACACTTCAGAACCTGTTCAACGACGGCCACTTTCGCCACTTGCGATGGCAGATCATGCTCTTGAACGCCGGTCTGTTGACCGACGTGGAAGTCAAGGTGTCACTCCCCGAATACCGGTTGGCCGGTTCGATGGATGGCGTGAACACCGACGAAGGCTGGATGTTTGAGTTGAAGGGGACTAGCCAGTTCTCATCAGTCCTGCACCGTGGGGCAATGCCTGCCCACGTCAAGCAGGTTCACGCCTACCTCTTGGCAAGCGGGCTGGAATCCGCTCTCATCGTCTACGAATGCAAGTCCAGCCAGCAGTGGACAGAAATCGAAGTCAAGCGGGACGAACAGACCATTGAGGAGATTGTTGGCATCCTCACCATCCTGAACGATTCGATAGACTCAGGCGAACTACCGGAGGCATACGATGACTGCAAAAATCAAACGGGTCCAACCTTCGCTCGGTGCCCGCACGCAAGTATCTGCGGCAGGTGCGAAGGGACAGACGACGTTGTTGCGCTCCTTCCACCTAAACGAAGGTCTGCCCACCGTAAGTGAGATGCAGGCTGAGTTGGACGGGTACCTATCCGTCCTGTTGGGCCACGAAGACCCGCCCATCGACAACGGAGTGATGACGCTTCTGGAATATGCGAATGCGGTCTACAGCCGTGCGATGGAGTTGACCATGTTGCTACAGCGGGCCGAATCCCGTGGGTCAGTCCTGAAGAACTCCCGCCCGTACAAGTTCCGTACCGGCGAACTGCGCTCATTCACCGATCTTGCGGCCAAGGCGATTGATCTTGGCAGTCGGCGGGTGACAGCCGCACAAATGGAGTACGATCAAATGCATGGATGATTTCGTAGTGGTGGGGGTCGACCCTGCCGCCTCTAAGGCCGCATACGTGGCCTTGTGTGGACCCCAGCACATGGGCAAGCAGTTCACGCACTTGGGCAAGAGCGGTGGGCCAGCCGCCGCATCGGCGTGGCACTGCACCAACCTGTTCCTGTCGTGGGTTCACTTTGAGTGGCCGGGGTTGCCCGTTCACGTATTCGTCGAATCACCAGTGGTCGGTCGTGGCGGTGTCCGCTCCACTATGGTCCAGTGCTTTACATCGGGGGCGATTCAAGGAGCGTTTCACGATGCAGGATGCACAGCGCAAGTCGCCAATGTCTCGACATGGAAAAAGCAAGTCGTCGGGAAGGGCAACGCCACGAAAGAAGAAGTCTCCAAACATCTACGACTTCGATGGCCTGCTCTCTTCCACTCAGCAGGAGGAAATCAAGACCTCATTGACGCTTCCTGCATTGCCATCTACGGACAACAGTTACTTAGAGAGCGAGTGGGTGAGCCTAGCGTCCTGCAAGGGTAAGACGCTCAAGTTCTTTAGGCACGCCTGTTCACGCCGTTGCGAAACCCACCCTGAGGGTTGTACACGGGTCAAGTCCGTTCGGGACTGCCGGTCGGTCTGTGCATTGTGCCCAGTGCTGGAGCATTGTCGGCTATGGTCTATCCACACGAATCTGACGCACGGCATCGCCGGAGGGTTGACCGAAAGCGAACGTCTGTCGATTCGGCAGGAACTTCAACTGGTAGGAGACGAAGAAGATGAGTGACGTACTGTTCAGCGACACCCAACTGGTCAAGGTGTCGACTCTGAAGCCATACGACAAGAATCCCCGCAAGGGCAACGTCAGGGCGATTGCCGACTCACTGGCAACTAACAAGCAGTACCGGCCAATCGTCGTGCAGAAGGCGACCAAGAGAATTCTGGCGGGCAACCACACATGGCAGGCGGCGAAGGTTCTTGGCTGGTCTGAGATTGCCGTCGTATTCGTGGACGTTGACGACGAACAGGCCAAGCGGATCGTGCTGGCAGACAACCGAACCAACGACCTCGCAGAGTACGACAACCAGATTCTGGTCGAACTTCTGAAAGACCTCCAGACACCTGAAGGCACCGGCTACACGCAGAACGACATGAACGAACTGCTCCAGAGCATTGCGGACGCATCCGATGAGATGTACGAAGTCGCCAACAGTGCGGGAGAGTCGGCACTGCTACAGGACGATGCCCTAGTCGACCTGCCGGTCGGCCCGATGGTGGGCAGTGAAGACGGCGGGAACGATGAGTTGGGCAGGCCGACCGCAGAGGTAGCCGATGCCGAAGAAGACCTGACCGGTGTCTACACACTGAAAGACGACATGCTCTTCCCCGGGGTCGGCTATTGGGAAATCCCACGGCTTCGACCGGACATGATGATCGAAGAGTTACCCACCCCGCTGACAACGTGGGCAGGCAGTGCAACCCGTGACATGGACTGGGATGGCTACTGGCTCTACAACTGGGGAATCGACAGTACGTCGGGCATGAAAGACCTGAGCAAGATCATGCTTTCGTTCTACGCATATGACGAATACTTCGACAACTGGTGGTACCACGCCGCTCGGCATATGTCGAAGGCACTGAACGCCAAGATCAAGTACGCCATCACTCCAAACTTCTCGCAGGACGGACTGCCCAAGGCGCTTTCACTCTGGCAACTGTTCAGGTCACGATGGGTCGGTCGATACCTACAGGAGATTGGGGTTCGGGTTATGCCCGACCTTGAAATGATCAATGACGACTCGTTTATCGAAATCGCACTGTCGTCGTTACCCAATGAACTGACGTGGGCGGCTACACAGGCTCAGAACATCAGTTCTACTAGGCGGCGTGATGTGTCAAGAGAAGAGCAGGAAGCAGAGAAGCAACAGTGGATTGACCTGCAACGGAAAATTCTGACACGCAAGTCGATTCAGAACCTGCTCGTCTATTGCCATCCGAACGCAAACGATGACGTGGCGACGATCTACAACTCGCTTGGCGTGGACGTTCCGAACCTTGTCTTTATGCCGACTCGCCTGTCGCTCTTGTCCAAGAAGGTCAAGGCCGACAAAGAGGACGACAAGCGCCTGTGATCTTTCTTGCGCCATTTGCGGATAGCGCTAGAGGCAACGCACTAGCGCCCCACACACTGCTGGCAGTTCGGAATCGCATCTACAAGTCGCACCCTGTCACCGCAGAGATACCGACCCACCATTACGACGGCGACAAGAACGCAGACATTGTGGCCGAAGCGCTGAGTCCCTACTCCGACTACCTAGTGCTAGGTGGCGACCACACCATAACGCTCGGCGTTATGCGGTCAAAGGCCAGCCCGACCCATATCGTGATGTTCGACGCACACCGAGATGACTACCCCACAGACACACGACCCTTCCCCACACACGGCAACTGGCTTAGGTATGCGATAGCCGAAGGACTCGTTTCTGGCGTAACGTGGTACAACTACCGTGGCCTGCCGGTCGGTTTGTACGGGGAGAAGCCGTCGAAGTTGACCCCCGTTCACGTTTCAGTTGACGTAGATGTGCTGGAGCCATCTGAATACGGGTGGGGTGCCAACTACCCTGAACCGGGCGGTTGCAAAATCGAAACTCTCATCGATGACTTGCAGGGGCTGGACAGGTTCAACGTCGAATCGGCAGACCTAGTTGAGTACGACCCGTCACTAGACCAAGCGCTAGTCGGTGCCCGTGCCCTGTCCCCCGTCATCGACACGCTTCTAGAGTTGATTGAAGCATAACTTTCGATTGAGGCAATTCTCCAAGAGTGCCTACGATGACGACGGTCCACGATCAAGGAGTTCACATGACCATTCTCAATCTGTCCCATCTGT